AACGATACGCCCCGCCGTCCGGGTGCGCTGCTGCGCTTTTGCCGCTGCCCGGCGCTGCTCCCGGTTCACGGGCTGCGCCTGGAGCTCGGCCTGCTCCTCCGCGATGCGGTCATGAATCTCGCTGATTACCTGTTTGCATGCTTTGAAGTCGCTCCCGGTCAGGCCCAGCCTTGCCGAGGCACCTTCGCCCAGCAGCTCGTCCAGAAAGCCCATCACGAGGCGGCACTGGCCCCGGATGGCGTCAGCAATGCCGGTCTTGGCACGGCGACGCTCAGTGGCGTCTGCCTGCTTCATGTGCTCCTGCGCGGCTTCCAGCCGGTCGAGGTCGTCTGCGTTCAGTGCCGAAAAAGAAAATTCCAAGCCATTGATGATCATACAGGTCTCCTATAAAATGCGCCCCTGCCAGAGGCTGACAGGGGCGGTATTGGGTTTATGCTTACGCATTGACCGGCTTTGCGGTGTCCGTGTTGGACTGCGGGTTGGCCTTGAGGTAGTCGAACTCCACCGGAGTGCCGACGGCCTTGACGTCCATCGCAAAGGTGGCAGAAGCGTTTGCGGCACCGCCCACATCCGAAGTGACAATCAGGGCGGCGCTGCCGCTCTCACCCTTGCCGGTGCGGATGCTGAAGTAGATGTAGGGCACGATCACGTCGCTGCCGGTACCGTACTTGATCTTGTGCGACAGGGCAAAGTCCTGAAAAGCGTCACCCACGCAGCGGTTGCCGTTGATGGAAAAGGTGCGCTGGGTACCGGTCTTACTGGTCACGGTGCCGGTGCGGATGAACGCCTCGTCCGTGGTGGTGGCGTTCAGGGCACCGGAGTGCTCCTTGACATGGTCGGCGCAGACGATCCACGCCGATTCCTTGGTCTGACTGGCGCTGTCGGTCTGGATGGCAAAGATGAAGTCATCCGTGTCCTCGGTGCCGGTGTAGTCGGCTTTCGGCTCGATGCCCTTCTGGGTCTTGAGCGCAGCCAGAGTTTCCGAAACAGTCATATTGTTATCTCCCTCTCTGGTAATACTGGAGTTGAAGTTGGATCTGAAAACGGCAGCTGTCGGCGTCCTGGCTCATGATATAGCCGGGGGAAAGGCAGACGACCTTTTCTGCCGTCTTGCCATCGGACAGCTGCGGAAGGTTCCGGGCACTGGACTGGGCCTCCACCCACTCGGCAAACTCGTCCCAGAAGGAGCTGTTTGCCGCCTGCTGGATGTTGTCCTGCGAGTAGGTCATACGGGACGCCAGCACATAGTTCTTCGCCCGGCGGCTGCCGAGAAAAAATTGGTCGAGCACCGTTGCGGTGGGGGTGCCCTCCAGCGAGAACTGCATCTGATTGGTGTCCGCGCCCAGATACTCGATAGAAAATGCAACATCCCCGTTGCCCAGCGCCGTTGCCAGCGGGCAGGTGGCCAGCCAGTCCAGCATGGCTTTGATGTCTGCGGTCTGGCTCATTTGGTCACCTCCTTGGCCCGCGCCTTGACAAAGGCGACAAAGTCTTCTTTGCGGTCGTTGACGCACCGTTCGCCCCAGTGGGGGCCTCGCCCGTCCTCACGCACGCCCTGCCCGCAGGGCAGCCGGTAATACTGGGCGGCTGCATAGGGCGTGGTGTGCCGGATCAGGCCGCTGCCCAGCACGGTGCTGGTTTTAGCGCTGTCGGCCAGTGCACCGGTGCGCAGGGGGACGTAAGGCGTGACCAGCCGGATGAACTCCCCATCGGCTTCCTTCTGGAGCCGCTGGAAGCCCGCCTCAGTGCGGGCCTTGAAGTTCGGGTCCCATTTGATGCCGAGATTGATAGGGCCGCTCATCAGGTCACCTCCACACACCAGTGCGGACATCGCCCGTCCCGGTTATCCTGTACGCTGGTGACGGTGCCGATGCGCCCGCTGGGCAGTGTCACCTTGTCCTCCGGGGCCAGCGTCCAGTGACAGGCCCTTGCGGGCTCGTCTGCGGCCTTGAACGCTGCCGGGTCGAGAAAGGTGTTTGCTGCGTCTGCGGGCGGTTCTGCTGTGCTCTGCAGGGCTGCTGTGGTGTGGCCCGGAAAAATGCAGAGCACGGTGCTGCTCTTCGGGTCAAACCCTGCGCCAGAGCCGACACCTGCAGCGGACACCTCACGGCAGCTCACGCCGCGCAGTACGACGGTGTAACTGGTGCCGCCAGTGCCCCGCCGGATGCAATGCACCAGCGTGACACTCTTTGTTGCGAGAAGAGGTTTGCGCATGGCGGGCCTCCTCTCAGCGTCTGCGGGGCGGGTGATACACGCCACCCTGATACAGCATCCACCGGGTAGCCGGGGCAGAGAGCGTCTGCTCAATGATCTGCCGCTGCCGCTGCTGCAGATAGTTCTGCTGGTCGGTGCCGGAGGCATAACTCTCGGTGTAGCCGTGATTGCTCACACTGGTCACGCCGTCCCAGCCGGTGTCCATCCCTTCGGCCAGATGCACCAGCCGCGCCTGACACGCCCGCAGCTGGGCGAGAGAATCCTCGTCGGCTGCGGTGTTGGCCCGCCAGTGCGTCGCCTCCATGATGGAGAACACCGCATCAGCCGCCAGTTGTGTGAACTGCGGCTCGGTCAGGCCGCTGTCCGGGTAGATGGCGTTGAAGTCGGAGAACGTCAGCCAGCTGTCCATAGGTTACTCCTCGGCAAAGTTCGCCTTAGGGATGGCGATCTTGCCCATGCGCACGTTCTTGTGGTCGAACTTCAGCGCCCAGTTTGCCTTGTTGGTGAACTCGTCATCCGTCGGGGTGGGCTTGTTGATCTTATCGCCGTCAAAGGAGACACCGTTCGGGTGCAGAATGAAGGAGCGGTTGTTGTACAGGATGTCGGTGCCGCCTGCCTTGGCCGCATCATACTCGGTGTAATCCGGGGTGATGACCTTAGGATCGGCAGTCAGGACGGAACCCTGACCCAGCAGGAAGCTGTTGTAGTTGGTGCCGTCGTCGGTGCCGCGGTCATTCTCGACCACGACCAGACCATTGATGGTGGGCAGGCTGACTTCCTTCTGCAGCACGTTGGTGATTACGTACTTGTTGTAGTTCAGCAGGCCCAGCTTCTTGTATTCGGCCAGAATCTTGGAGTGCACCACCAGCAGACCGAACTTGCCGGAGAAATCGCCCAGGGCGGACTGCTGCACATCGATCAGCTGGTTGGCGGTGACGCCGCCGGTCTTGACGGTCAGGGTATGGCTTGCCAGCCCGGACAGGCCCAGAACGGAATCCACCAGCTTGACCAGCAGGCTCTGCTTGTACATGCGCCAGTAGCGTCCGGTGTTGCGGGCAACAGCGGCCATGGGGTCGGCTGCAGTCAGCTCACGGGTCAGCTCGGTGGCCTTCCATGCCTTCATGCGGTCGATGCGGATCCAGCTCTGCTTGCCGCCGGAGATCTCGGTAGGCACGTTGTCATTGGTGCCATCACGGACCAGCGGGGCATCGGTGTCAGGGTCCAGCGGGTTATAGAAACGGATGGTGCCCATCGGGCTGCCGTTGTCCAGAGAAGCGGCCAGGCTCTGGTCGCTTGCCAGAATGCCGGAGGCAAGGATGGAATCGGAGAAGGTGGCCTCCTGATCCACGAAGCCCTGATAGACCTCGGGGTCAAACGGAAAACCGCCAAAAGTGCCGGGAATAGGCATAGTTCAGTTACCTCATTAGTGTCGTGCAGCTCTCACCAAAGCAGAGAGCTGCTGGAAAAGTGCCGGGTTACGGGTGCGCAAGGCCATGCGTTCCGCGCCGGTCATCTGGAGAAACTCCTGCAGGGTGGGCTGTGCACTGCCGCCCTGGCTGCGGGGCTTCGGGATGATGATCGGGTTGCCCTGGGGCTCGTTGCCCAGCGGCGGTTCGGGGCCTGTGCCGTCCTGCGGGGCGGGAGCACCCTGCTGGAACAGGTACGGCTTG